GATGTTGATTACACCGATACACCTACCAGTAATTATGCTACTTTTAACCCGCTTTGGCCACAAACACGGCCAAGTTTAAAAGATGGCAATATGGTGTTAAATACTGCACAAGCAATTACCGGTCAGGCTACTTTTAGATTTCCTGTAGGCACTACTGGTAAATACTGGGTTGAAGCTGGTACAGCTAACTTAGGCGCAACTGAAAACGCTCCAGCTCTTTGTTTAACGTCTGAACTTGATGCTGCTGGTTTAAGTAATACAGCATGGTCTACAACAGCTAATTATTCTTCCATTGGCGGGTATCAACAAGCCTTTTCTAACTTTACTAGCACATCAGCTACTTCCTACACAACGGTTGGTGGACAAGTTGGCATGGCTATCGATTTTGACGCCCAAGAAGTAAAAATGTATAACAACAGTAGTCTTATTAACACTGATACAACTGTTGATTTTACAAAAGAGTTGGCAATTGTTGTTATGCAGCCAACCACTTCTTATGACACTTACGAGCCTTACTTAAACGCTGGACAACAAGATTTTATACAAACCGTGCCTACTGGTTTTAAAGAATTACAAACCAACAACCTGCCTGAGCCAACGATTAAAAAAGGCAATAAACATTTTGGCGTATTAACTTACACAGGAGGTACATCTTTCCCAATCACTATTGATGGCAGTGGTGGTAACAACGGAGATGGTGAATTAGATTTCGATGGTCAGCCAGATTTTGTTTGGATTAAAATGAGAAATGGAGATCAAAATCATATTTTATTTGACACTGTAAGAGGTGTTACTAAGTCGCTTAGGTCTGATGGAACTAACGCCGAATCTACTAGGTCTAATTTTGCTTTTGCGACAAATGGTTTTACCTTTTCAGCAGCCGACGCAGAAAGTTATCAACAAAATGACAGCTACGTTGCCTGGTGTTGGAAAGCAGGTGGCACTGCTGTTTCAAACAGTGATGGCACGATTACAAGCAGCGTAAGTGCTAACACTGATGCTGGGTTTAGTATTGTTAGCTATACAGGAAACGCTACAAACGGCGCAACTGTTGGCCATGGGTTGACTACAACCCCTGAATTTATAATTCTCAAAGACCGAGATACTGCGGTTAATTGGATTGTTTACAATGAAGGCATAGACACTAACCCAGAACAATTCTTTTTGCATCTAAACACTGATGTTGCAAAACAAGATCTTGGCGATGTTTTCAACGACGTGGCACCAGGGTCAAGCGTGTTTACACTTGGAAATTCAACGCAATCCAACGGCAGCACTAAAAAATATATTGCCTACTGCTGGCACTCTGTAGAAGGGTATTCAAAATTTGGTTCGTATGATGGAAATGACAATGCTGATGGTGTCTTTGTTTATCTAGGTTTTCGTCCAGCTATGATCATATTGAAGGCGGTTGGTCAAGGTTGGGATTGGTTTATTTGGGATACAACTAGAGACACTAGCAACCCTAGTGACACTGTTTTGAAGCCAAATTTGAGCTCAGACGAAACTACTGCTAGTAGCCCTGTTCAAGAAATAGATATATTGAGCAATGGATTTAAGATTCGTGGTGCTAACCAAGTAAATCAATTAACAGACCATATTTATGCCGCATTCGCTGAATCACCATTCGGGGGCGAAAACGCTCCACCCGCAACCGCACGTTAATCACCATGCCTTACATGCTTGATGGCCGCAAACTGCGGCAAGGACGATCTTTTACTGACAAGAACGGGACTCAATACCCGTCTAACTGGCTCAAACTTTCTTCTAATGAAGACAAAGCGCGAGTAGGTATTACTTACAAACCTGACCCTGCACCGTTTGATTCTCGGTATTACTACAGCGCAGGCAATCCGCGCCCTGTTGCTGATGGCATCGATGACGATGGCAATGAGTACACAGGACTGAAGACCAACTTTGCAAAAGAGCAAAAGACCGTTGCCGGTCAAATGCTTTCTAACACCGATTGGTACGTTACTCGTAAAGCTGAAACTGGTGTTGATGTCCCTGCTGATGTCAGCACTTACCGAGCAGCCGTTAGAACCGTCTGTAACGCTCGTGAAGTAGAGATTACCTCTGTAACTACTACTGAAGAGCTAGAAGCCCTTATGAAGGCTCCTACACAGGTTTATGATCAAGATACTGACACTATGGTTGTCAATCCTAAACCGTACCTTACTCCTTGGCCCGAGTTAGACCAATGAAATTAGTATTGCTTGCTAGTCTTCTTTTTATTAACAATCACACAGATTGGGAGATGACTTGCAAGCAATATAATGAAGCTGTAGACGTTTTGTATGCGGATCCGTTTTTTGCTCGACCAGAAAATCATCGAGACAGATTACGGATTCATGAAAAATTTAAGTTACATACGTCTAAAACTTGTCTCAACCTTTTGACTTAATTACCATGCCTGAATATTACGGAAAAACTGGGTCAAAGAAACCTAAAAAATCTGGATCTAAAAAATGTAGTAACTGTAGTATGAAGAAAGGGTACAAAACTAAAAATGGCTAAAAAAGGTAAAAAAGGCCCGTGTTGGAAGGGTTATGAAATGGTTGGTATGAAAAAGAAAGGCGGTAAGCCTGTACCCAATTGTGTCCCTAAAAAGTAAAACAAAACAATGCCTAGTTACGAAATCAAAGGTGGTAAATCCAAGGGTAGCCCGCAATCAGGCCCCGCAAACACCAACCCAGCACGAGTGGTTCCTAAAGGTTCTCTGCGTCCTGGTTCTATTGACGTTCCCTTTAAACGTCTGGCTTACGCAATGAAAAAAGGTTTTAAAGCCTAATGGACCCGTCCTTCGTCCTATCTCTATTCCTTGGCGTCAGTGGTATAGGTGGCGGAGCTTTTGCTTACATTAGTAAGCGGTTCGATTCGATGGATACCCGTGTAGACGGCATAGAAACCACGCTTCACAAAGATTTTGTGAGGAAAGATGAGCTGGTTCCTATGATGAACAAGCTGGAACAACAGGTCCAGCGCATTGATGAAAAACTCGATCGGATCTTGCTCAATGGCCGACATCTCTCTTCGTGATGTTGCGAAGTACTACAACGAAAAACCACACCAAAACGACGCTCTAGATTTCCTGCAAGACCACACATCGCCTGGTGTGCTGGCTAAATTTGCTGACCTTTGGCGTTCTGGTCCTAAGCAAACCCCTGTTCGACTGGAGCATCAAGTCACAGGTCTAATGCTGGCCAAACTAACTGGTCACGACGAGGAAGCATTTAATTATCGGTTTCTAGATGATATGCAGGCGTTGTTTAACGCCACAGGTTTTAGTGAAAGTTTGGTTGCAAGGCAGATGCTTGTAGCACAGATGGCACACGAAAGTGCCGGTTTCATTTATATGAAGGAAATAGATTCTGGAGAATACCTAAATGGTCGAAATGATCTTGGAAATGTTTATTCTGGTGACGGCCCTAAGTTTCGTGGTTGTGGCCCTATTCAGCTAACTGGACGTGCAAATCACCAGGCGTTTAGTGATTGGATGACTAAGCGTGGTACGCCAGATCCAAAAATTATGGAGATAGGCACAGACTATACCGCTGATAAATATCCGTTTCTCTGTGCTTACAAGTGGATTACAGATAACGATTACTTCAGCGTTTGTAGGAATGGTGATGTTTACGCCGCTACACGGCGGTTAAACGGCGGTCTAAACGGTATTGACGATCGTGTTTATTATTGGGAACGAGCACAGCTTTGCATCTTTTAACTATGGATTTCTCTGACCCTACTGTTGTGGCCGCTCTTTGGTCACTTGCTTTTGTTGTATCCGAATTGATCGGTGCATCCAAACTAAAAGAAAACGGTCTCGTACAATTGGGATTGAAAGCGTTCAAGGTACTTTATGGCAGCTTCTCCAAAAAAATCTCTAAATAAATCCGAAGGTCTTGCATCTGAGGACGATCTGTATAGCTTGCACCGTTTGGTTGCAATGAAGCTAATTGATCAACTTAACCGTGAAGATGTAAAAGCATCTGACCTGGCTAACGCAATTAAGTTTCTAAAAGACCAAGGTATTACTGCTCTTAACGGTGGTGATGTCTCTGCTATTTCTGAGATGATTTCTGCACTTCCAGATGTGGACTTGAAGAAAGTTAGGTCTTATATTGGTGCTTAGGAACCCTGTTTCCTATATGTATCAAATGAAGCCCCCGGTATGGTGATTTACTCGCCTGCTGGGGGTTTTGTGTATATGACCCCCGATGGCGCTATGGCCAATCTCCAGTCTTTACAACGTCGAGAGGCAGTTAAATTATGGAAACAAGGAATCAAAGATGCCTTTCAAAACAGATGTGCATATTGCGGAGTACAGGCTAAAACACTGACTCTTGATCACATCAGACCACGTTGTAAAGGTGGCGGAGATGTTGCAACCAACCTTGTGCCAGCTTGTCAATGTTGCAACCAAGATAAAGGAAGTCAACAATGGCAGCTATGGTACAGAGATCACGAAAGTTATTCAGCAACTAGAGAATGGAAGATTACAAAATGGATGTCCCTCCTGCCCCCCTCCTTGAGTTATCAATGGAGCAGCAACTGCGCCTAGAGCGTATGAAGCGGGAGCTGCCTGATGTCCCTAGAGAAGAGCTACAGGAATTGGCGCTAGAGTTCGTCAAAATGACTTTGGTGTTACAAAACAACCTAAGTCACGTAATTAAGTGGGCAGGCCGTGCCAAGAAAGAACCTACAGACTGAAAAGATAATTAAGGAAGCTGTAGCTAGTTTTCCAGTCTTTGCTACACACCTCTGGCACTACCTGCGGCTTCCTAGTCCTACTCCAGTCCAATATCAACTAGCTGACTACCTGCAGCACGGTCCTGATCGCCGCATCATTATGGCGTACCGTGGCTGCGGTAAATCGTTCCTAACAGCTGGTTACGTGCTGTGGAGACTGCGTAGAGACCCAGACACAAAGGTGTTGGTGATCTCTGCAGCACAAGACCGTGCAGACGCTTTCTCAGTGTTTTGCCACGACTTGCTGCGTAACTGGTTTATGGTCAAAGACCTGTTTCCTAGCGATACCCAACGCTTCTCAAAGGTTGCGTTTGATGTCTACGGAGCAAAGCCTGACCAGAGCCCGTCAGTGCGCTCTAGCGGCATCTTTGGCCAGATCACTGGTTCTCGTGCAGATCTAATTGTTGCTGATGACGTAGAGACCCCGCAGTCATGCGAAACGCAACTGATCAGAGACAAACTACGGGAATCAATCAAAGAGTTTGACTCGGTGATCAAGCCTGGTGGTGAGATCGTGTTTCTCGGTACTCCACACACGCAAGATTCGATTTACGCAAAGCTAGAGCTTGCTGGTTACAAATGCCGTATCTGGCCTGCTCTGTATCCCACAGCTAAGAAGCACAAAAACTACTACGGTGATCGGCTAGCTCCAAAGCTTTGTACAGACCTTGCTGATGATAAAAGCTTGGCTGGTCACCCTGTAGACCCCGGACGTTTTGGTTGGGAAGAGCTGGAGGCTCGACAGCAATCAATCGGTAAATCAACGTTTAACCTGCAGTTTCTGCTGGACATCAGCCTGAGTGATGAGGAGAAATACCCACTCAAGCTGCGTGACCTTTGTGTGTTTCGTTTAAACCGTAAGCAAGGCCCTGACAAAGTGGTTTGGCTGGCTAACGGTGATAAAGCACTGGATCTACCGTCCGTTGGGCTGCATGGTGATCTGTTTTACAAACCTGCTCAAATTGGTTCGGAGTTTCTTGACTATACGGGTGTAGTTATGGCCGTAGACCCCTCTGGAAGGGGCTCTGACGAGCTTGGGTACGCCGTAGTGGCCTACCTTAACGGCAATCTGTTTCTCCTTGCTTC